CGAAGCGTCTCGTTTCGAAGATTGCGGCATATGCAGACGATGCATTGGATAGTGTGCATCGTATTGCTATGTACGGGGAAAAGGAGAGCAATGTTCTGCGTGCCAACATTGACATCCTTGATCGTGCGGGCGTTCGGCCAAAGGATATGGCTGAGAACAAGGGTGCGCATAGTGAACTCCGCATTACGATTGTCAAGGGTGACAGTGATGCTGAGGTTGCTGTCAATGGTATGACCATCGACAACGTAGGAGGATGAAATGACGAAGAAGAAATCGCATACAGGATACGAGAACGATGCGGAGCAACCGGCAGATGTGGAAGACCCGAAGGCGAAGCATGAATACACTGTGCTGACCGATGGTGCCATCTTCCATAAGGACCATTTCAAGATGAAGAAGGCTGACGTGCCGCCGCCCGAGGAGAAGGAAGGCGATCACGTCACGTGCGGCATCGGTGATGTTGTGGCACTGACGAAGGAAGAAGCCTATGCGGTGCGGTCCAGTGGCGTCGCGTTGGCTGAGAGGCCGGAGCCGGCTGGTAGACCGTCGGCAGAAGAGCGGAGGCAATACGAATGACGTGGGTTCCGAACAAGGCAGGCACCGATGCTATGTCAGGATCGGTCGATCCGCCGTATTCGAAGGTGAATCGCTATGTCGCGAACGTGGCGGCGGTCGCGGCGGCAACGCCTCAGTATCCGGGAGAAACCCTTGTCACGGTGGATACGCTTGAAACGTATCAAGCAGCAGATTCGACAACGGGCCATTGGCAAAAACAAGCCGTCCGACAATAACCCTCAAGGTGTTTGACTCAAATGCCGAATTACAAACTCATCGAAGGGTCTGTGCAGTCTGGCTTTTATCATAGCCGGGCAAAGATACAAGTATTCGGCGGAGCGTTTGCTAATGGAAAGACGACTGCACTCGCGGTCAAGGCGCTGAAGCTGGTCAAGGACTATCCAGGTTGCAATGGACTCCTTGCCCGCGAGACATATCCGAAGCTGAATGATACGCTCAGGCGCGTGTTCTTTAAGTGGTGCCCGCCTGATTGGATTTTGAAGAAGCCGACTATCGACGACAATACGTGCTATATGAAGAATGGCTCGATTGTCAATTTCCGATACATATCGCAGCGTGGCAGGGGTCGTAGCGATGGCAGCGCGACGAGCAATTTGTTGTCTGCGACGTACGATTGGGTAGGGGTCGATCAGGTCGAAGACCCTGGCATCATACACAAGGACTTCCTGGATTTGCTTGGCCGTCTCCGTGGCGATGCATCGTATCTAGCGGACGACGAAGACTTGACGATGCCAGCGAGTGGTCCACGGTGGTTGATGCTGACGGCGAACCCATCGCACAACTGGTTCTACAAGGAATTGATCCAGCCGTACCTGTTGTGGCTGAAGACTGGTCAGAAGGTCGAGAAGCTGCTCATCGATTCCGACACGGGGCTGCCTCTCATGGAACTGTTTGAGTCAGACACGTATGCGAACAAGGCGAATTTGTCCCATGACTATATTGTCGGACTCGAAGCCACTTACAAGGGCCAGATGCGTGACCGTTTCTTGCTCGGAAAGTGGGTTGCATTCGAGGGGCTGGTCCATCCAGATTACGATCCGGCGGTACATACCCTATCGCGTGCGGAGGCCGAAAATTACCTTGCAGAGTGTCTATTGCGACACGTACAAATTCAAGCAGTGGAGGCTTACGATTTTGGTATAGTCTCGCCAAGCTGTTATTTGCTGGGATTTGTGGACGACCGTGGGCGTGTGATCGTTCTTGATGGGTTCTACCAGAGCGACTTTCCATACAACATGCAGCCGCAGGCGATTAGGGACATCAGGGCAAGGTATGCCGGATTGCTGATGTTCAATAATCGTATCCATGCTGATCCTTCCATATTCAAGAAGACGGTCGTTGCTGGGATGAAGGAAACCGGCTCGACAATTGCGAAGCTGTATCAGGATGACAAGATTTACATGCGACCTTCGAGCAACAATATCGTCACAGGTATTGCGAAGGTCAATTCGTATTTGGCAGGCAAGAAGGGTGTGCCACACATTATTACGAGGGAAGACCCTGGGCCAATGATTTACTTCGTCGATGACTTGGCGTTCATTGGTGACGAGATGTCGTCGTACTACTGGAAGCAGAACACTGCTGGCCAGCGGATTGACGAGCCGATGGATGCGCATGATCATGCGATGAATGCGCTGAAGTACATGCTAAGCTATCTGCCAGAGGTAAGCAAGATCATAGTGCCAGAGTCGGCGCTGCCGCCGAAGTGGCAGTATTGGCATGAGACAGAGCTTGGATACAGAGGTAATCACTGACTGTGTGAGTCAAACCATGTCCTCGCGAAGGCGGGGAATAAGGAGGGAGCGATGCAGAACGTTGGTTTGGTTTTACTTGTATTCGCATTCGTGTGTGCCTTTCTCGCGGCGATATGGAATCAGTACCCAGCCGGTCCCAATACACGGTGGCATCTCGGATGGGCGGCAGTTGCTTTTTGGATTGCTGCTGAATTGTTCGGTGGTATCGCTAGGAATCTTGGGCTGCATTAACTGTGTGAGTCAAACGGGGCTGACAAATGACCTTTGCTGACATCAATGATAGCGATCCGACCGATGTGGGCGACGATGCTAGTGCGCCTTCGAAGCCTGGCAAAGAGCCTGCGCCAGTATATCAGATTTACGAAGGCAGTCGCATAGCGATTAGCTCGTCCGTGGGCAAGTTGTGGCAGCGCAGGATCAATGCGGCTACGAAAGCGTACGAACAAATCACGTTGATGTGGGATGAGATTTTCCGATACTACAACAACAGCCAAGGTCGTGCGATTGAGTCGTCGCGTGGCGTTTTCAAACGTGGTGATGTGACCGAAAACGTGGTGTTCTCGAACCTGAACATCATGTTGCCTGCGGTCTATAGCAAAAACCCAGACATTACTGTCAGCACGTCCGACGATTCGGATCAAGAGTTCTGTCGAGCGATGGAGAAGCTGATAAATACACTATTCAGGACATCATTGCATGCGAAGCAGAAGATCAAGAAGTGCGTTGGCATTGGATTGCTGACGAATTTCGGTGTCATGAAGCTGGACTATACTCGAAAGGACGATTCGAGGGAAATCGCCATCCAGCAGATGAGTCAGATTACACAGGAACTAGCCACTGCGAAGACACAAGAGGCAGTTTCTATGCTCTATGGGCAGATGGAAGCCCTAGAGATGAACATGGAAGTGATGAAGCCAAGCGGTCCAAGCCTTGGCAATATCTTGCCGCACAATCTGATCATCGATCCGTACTCGGAATTGCAGGACGGTACGGATGCTGAGTGGATGGCTGAGCGTGTCTTTTTGCCGACTGCAATGCTCACACAGCGATTCACGAAGCCCGATCCAGAATCTGCGTCTGAGTCAAACGACCCTGGATCGAGCAATTACGACTGTGGCGCGCGTGTTCTTATTTACAAGCCTACGCACAAGGCTTCATTCGACACGTCTGACGGCAAGCGTGACGATGGGCTTGGGTTTGTGCAGCAGGCTATGGAAGACGCTGTGGATAGCGCGCATCATACGGATGACGAGCGTACTGCGTATTTGAGAATGTATACGACAGAGTGCTATTTGGTCTGGGACAAGCTGACGCATCGCGTTATGCTGTTCCATCGTGACGATTGGAAATGGCCTTTGTGGGTGTGGGATGATCCATTGCACATCACACGCTTTTTTCCGTATTTCATCATTGGCTACACTATGAGCACTGGCGGAACAGTCGGTGTGGGCGAGACTGCATACTATTTGGATCAGCAAGACGAAATCAACACAATCAACCGCAAGCTGCGACGCATGCGAACGTCTGTGTTTGACTTCTTTTTCTACAATTCGGACAAGGTGGATGGCGATCAGGTCGAGAAGATGCTGAACGGCATTCGTGGGGAAAGCATCGGAAGTGACCTGAAACATATCTGTGGCATCAAAGCCGGTGAAGGCAAGATTTCGGATATTTTCGAGTCGTTGTATCCTCGAATGGATGCGTACAAGGAATTGTTCAACAAAGAAGACCTGTTTGACTCAATCAACCGTATCACGAATACGAGCGATGCGTTGCGCGGTGTTCAGTTCAAGACGAACACGAACGAAGATGCCGTCAACACGTATCAGGAGTCGATGAAGCTATCGGTTGGGGCGAAGGTTGACGTTGTGGAGGATGTTGTTGCTGACATAGCGATTTCACTCGCCGAAATGTGTGTGCAGTACATGAGCGTGGAGGATGTGATTGGGCTCATTGGGCCTGCGTTGGGTCGGAATTACAAGCAAATGTCTGTTGCGATGCTGAATAGTACGTTCAGTATGGAAATCGTTGCTGGTAGCATGGAGAAGCCGAATAGTATATTCAAGAAGAAGGAGGCGATTCAGATTGCGCAGGCCGTTGGGCAATTTGCGCAAGCGGCACCCGGCGCGACGCTGAAAGTGATGCTGAAGGTGCTGCAACAGGCATTCACAGAGGTTGTGATCCAGCCAGAGGATTGGGCAGCAATCGATGCGGAGATTACGGCAAAGACTGGTCAGGGTGCTGGCTCGGCTGGTGGAACACAGCCTGGTGGAAACGTGCCCGCAGATCAGCCTCCAGGTGGTGCGGATGCTGGAACGCCAGGAGCGCCTACACCATCCCCGACACAGGGACCAGGTACGATGCCTGGGCAGAACATTGAGCAGTTGCTTGCTAGTATTCCGCCCGATGTCAAGGCACAGGTTGTGCAGATGAAGAACTCGGGCGCTGATCCGCACATGATTATGAGCTACTTGCTACAGCATGTTGCACAGTTGCATGCGCAGAATGCCCAACAAGGCGCGCCCCCGGCTGGGCCAGCACCGCCGCCGTCTGGTGGTGGGGCTGCTCCGCCAAAGGCGCCGCCACCGATACTACCCAAGAAGTCCCCACTAGCCAAATTGAACCCAATGCAGTAGGAGAAGTGTAATGACGGAACGGAACCTGGACGGTGGTTCAGAGAGCGCCATGGATATGGTGCTGGATAACCTCGGAATGGACGAGGCTGATCTTGGCGGTGATGAAGGCGGAGAAGAGTTAGGAGGTGGCGAAGACTACGGTGAGATAGAAGAGCCACGATCACGCGGCGAAGCGTTTGAGTCAAACGAGGATCGCAGGCAGGCTCGACAGCAGCAACCGCAACGCCAACAGCCTGGACAACAACAGCCTGGACAGCAACAGCCTGGACAGCAACAGCCTGGACAGTTGCCGCGTGGTGCGGAAGTACAGGCGGATCAGCGTGGGAACCTCATTGGACCTGATGGGAAGGTCGTCGCCAAGGCGGGATTTGAAGCCCGCATGTACCAAGAGGCGCAGCGTTCGAGGCGCGAGCTTGCTACGGAGCAGATTCGGTCCCAGGACTTGTCTGGGCGTCTGAACCGCGCTATTGAGTTGGGGCAGCAGTTTCATGGGCGTGTGGAACAGTTAACGGCTCAGCTGAACGACAGGAACACGGCTGCGGCACGTCTTGGGCTGGACGACTCTGAGTCTATTACGGCAATGCAGATCGCGTCTGAGGCAAAACGCGACCCTGTGAGTGCGCTCAAGCGCATTCTGACGATGGCTGCGGCTGCTGGCGTTGATGTGACAAAGATCGGCATTGCGCCTGGCGGTGTGGACACTCATGCTCTCATGGGCATGGTGCAGAACGAGATTAGGGGTGCGTTGACGCCATTACAGCAACGTATGCAAGCTGAGCAGCAAACTCAGCAGCAGCAGGAAACGGCGCAACGTGTCTATCAGGAGACGGAGCGTGAAGTTCAAGGTTTCTTTATCCAGAACCCCTCGGCGAGGGAGTACATACCCATCTTCCATGCTGTTCTGAGCCAGCCTCAGTTTCAGCATATGTCGATGAGTGAAGTATGGGCCAGAATACAGTTGAACCACATGCGGTTGACATCTCAGAACGGCAACCGGCAGGTGAGGCAGGCAAGACGAGTAATGCCGACCGGACGTGGAGCACCCTCGTTCGCTGGGCAAGGCGACATGGCACCAGTAAACCAATCGTACGACTCGATCCTTCGGGAGACACTCGACGCTTTGGGTGTTTGAGTCAAACACAGGAGCAGTATAATGGCAACTCTCGACACGGTTGTCAACGCTATGTTGACTCGCAGCCGCGCCAAGCTGATTATGGCATCTGCGATTTCCGGTACAGTCAGCGCATACCTCCATGCGAAGAAGCGTGTGGTGGTCGAGGATGGCGGCCCGCAGATCAGCAATCCGCTGATTACTGGTCTCAATCCCAATGTGACATCGATGCAGTACTACGACACTGTACCGGTGAACCAGACTAACGAATTCGTGACGGTCAATCACTTCATGTCACGGGTCGTCGGATCGCTTATTATCTCCGACCAGGAAGAGGACGAGAACCAGGGTCGTGCGGCGATCTTCAAGATCATCAAGGGCAAGATCATGGCTCTAGATGAGTCCATCTCTCGTCAGTTCGCTATGTACCATACGAGTGTGGGCGCCGGAACCGACCCAAACGGTCTCGGCAATCTCATTCCGGTTGATCCTACCAGTGGCTCGGTTGGTGGCATCAGCATGGCGACGGAGAGCCAGTGGAGAACGTCGGCGTACGACTTCACAGGGACGCTCACGCCTGAGAACATCGAGGAGGCATTCGATGACATCACCGAACTTGACCTCAATCGGTCAACAGACGGCCAAAGCTCTCCGCAGCCTACTGTCATCTTTGCCGGTCGCAACATCTACAGAATGCACAAGGCTGCGGCCCGAGACAAGCAGCACATCGACTTGGATGCCACCGGAACTGGCAAGAAACTTGTCAATCTGGGGATTGTCGGCACAACGCACAACGGCATTCCGCTGTTGTTCGACGAGAAGCTAAACGCCAATCAGGCGTATTTTGTCAATGACGGTTACATGACGCTGCATGTGCTGCGTGGTGTCAACATGAAGATCAAGCAGCTTGTTGCACCGTGGTCGATGGATGCTACGGGTCGTCGCGTCGTGTGGGAAGGTCAACTCTGCACATGGCGCAACTACCGGACGCATGCCTTCCTCACTAACTAGCGTTTGAGTCAAACACAGGAGTAACGTCACATGATGACGGCAAACATGATCGGTGCGCGACTCTCGTTTGTGGTGCGGGAGTTGCAGGGTACGGTCAAGCGGGAGAAGGTGCGTCTCGTCTTGACCAAGAAAGGTAATGCCAAGTCGCGCGATCAGTACGAGTGGAAGCGCGAGATGGTCGAGGAGCCTGCCGGGTACATGGTGTACTTCCCACGCGGTCACGTCGCGCGGTTTCCGACCAGGCAGCTTCTGGAGCACTACAATCTGCACCTGAAGCCTCGGGTCATCAACCTGGACGGCCTGACGGACCCGAACAGCCCGCTCGGACGGGTGATGCTGGCGCAAGACAATGACGCTCGCGCCGGTGCCATGATCGATATGGAAACCATGGTCATCCAGATGGCTTGTGCAAAGACTGGTCCGCAGTTGATGCCTGAGCAGATCATAGACAGGGAGGCAGCATAATGGGCGCTCAGGACCGTAAGTTCTTCCAGCAAGGCGTCAATATGTATGTCAAGGCGATGTCGTATTCGTCTGACATGCTTGATCTTGAACCGCAGTCGTTCAGTCTCGGTACTCCGGCGGCTGCGAACCCTACCAAGTACGGAACGCTCATTGCAGCCAACTCTGCGGCGAATACGAGCGTGGCAATATCGCCTGTTGGTGTTGCCGACTCTCCGTACGGACGCAATATCGTCGTTACACCGTCGGGCGTTCCTGGCAATGCAAACGTTATGGATGTCTACGGCCAGGACTATCTCGGTCAGCCGATGGTTGAACGATTTACTGGCTCAGCGGCTGCGTCGGCTGGGCTTGTCGGCAAAAAGGCGTTCTATCGTGTTCTGTCAGCGAAGAACATCACTCCGGCGACGAACGCAATTACAGTCTCGATCGGTACTGACGTGAAACTTGGCTTCCCGTACAAGGGCATCATTGCCTTTGCTCGTGAAGCAGGTGCGACGATTCTGGCGGCTGCCATCACAGGCACGAACCAGGTGTTGGCGGACCTGACTGATCCGGCAACGAACGTCACCGGCGACCCTCGCGGCACGTACCAGGCTGCGGCTGCAC